CTGCTTTCCAAGCATCATATTGAGCAAAGCCTGCGTCAAATTGTGCTTTAGTAATTGGCTCACACTCAAGGAATATAACGCCTTCGTAATCATTGCCGTGGATTGCCCAGCCACCTTGCGGAATTAACATATCTAAAACTTCTGTACCTGTTGCCATTATGGTGTGACCTCCATTAAAACTAAAGTTGAATTAGAAGAACCAGATTGAACGCTAACACTTGCGCCATTTGTTCCGTTGCAAAATTGCGATTTGTATGTTGTTGCTGATGTTGTTGCAGGAGAATCTAAAATTGTTAAAGAAGCGTTTCCTGGTGTATTAATTAAAACACTATTTGTGTAACCAAGATTTTCCGCATAACCAATTTGAGTTGCGCCTCTTAATAATTTCAAGACAACGCCGTTTGCTGCACCTCCAGCGCTTTTTACTAATCCTCCTTGTGACCAAAAAACTAAAATGTTATTTGATGCACTTGTTGGCGTTATTGTGGCAGTTAAGCCAGTATCCGTGAAAGTAGTAGAAGATACTGAAGCAACTGTTGAATAATTTGCTGCGACAATTTGGACAACTTTTTGTGATGCCCATTTCAAGCCTGTCGAAGCGGTACTATCCGCCACAAGTATTTGGTTATTGGTACCAACAGCCAACCTTGCAGGGGTATTATCGGCAGTAGCGGTAAGGATATCTCCCTTGGCATCTACCAATGTCTTAGGCACATAGGCTGCGTTAGCAGCCGTTGTGGTGATTGCGTCAGTGTATGCCACCTGTAGTGGGCAGATAACTTCTACAATGTCTCCTGTTACTGTTGCTGCATTTAGGACAACACTTGTACCAGTAGTGGCTGTGTAGTCATTAGTACGAGAGAGAAGCACACCGTTGAGGAATACTTCTTCATACCCTGGTGTGTAGGCAAGAACCGTAGTTCCGTCATCTGTACCAGTAAGAGTTGTAGTACCACCAGTAGGTGCTTTAGACCAACGAGTAACTACTGTAGTTGGTGCAGTGCCATCTGTATCTACCCAGATTTGTCCATCTGGAGGAGATGTCGGTTCAGTAGGTTGTGCAAGAGAACCTGCAACTGGAGCCCAACTTGCGTCAGTTCCATCTGTTGTGAGGAACTCACCAGCATTACCTGTCTGTGAAGGAAGGCTTACTGGGGCTGCTGCCCATTTAATTCCTGTTGCTGTTGCTGAATCTGCAGTGAGCAAATATCCATTTGTACCTACACCAAGTTGGTCAAATGTTCCTGCACCAGTTCCTGCTAGTAAGTCACCCTTAGCATCAAATGATGCGGCGACTGCGGCTGCAGCAGAGGCTGCACTTGCCGCGGCACTTGTGGCTGATGTTGCAGCCGATGTTGCAGATGTGGCTGCGCTTGATGCAGATGTAGCAGCAGCACTTGCTGATGTAGCAGAAGCGGTAGCAGAAGTAGCAGATGCAGTAGCGCTTGTAGCAGAAGCGGTTGCTGAATTAGCAGAAGATGTTGCTGATGTAGCAGCACTAGTAGCACTTGTTGCAGCAGCAGTAGCAGAGTTTGCAGCCGATGTTGCGTATCCTGCAATTGTTGCTACTGAGTTAGCAGCAGTAGTTGCACTTGCTGCTGCGCTAGTTGCACTAGTTGCCGCTGCTGTGGCAGATGCTGCTGCTGAGGTAGCACTTGTCGCTGCTGCTGTTGCAGAACTTGCTGAGGTAGTTGCAGACGCTGCTGATGCAAGTGCTGATGTTTCTGAACTTCCTGCAGATGTAGCAGCAGAGGTAGCGCTAGTTGCTGCACTAGCAGCAGAAGTTGCTGCTGCAGTTGCTGAACCTAAAATGCTATCTACATAATCCTTAGGAGTTGCAGATGATGCAGACATGCCTGCAGAAGATAAACCAGTAATAACTGGTGAGCCAGAGATGGTTGGGCTAGTTAAAGTCTTGTTAGTTAAAGTCTGTACCGCTGTAGCAATAACCACTGTGCCTGTTGTGTTAGGCATTGTGATTGTATTGTCCTGTGTAGGGTCAACTACTGTAAGAGTAGTTTCATAAGCATCAGCGGTTGCGCCCTCAAAAACAATACTTGCATCTACACCAGCACCTGAAATACTAGGGTTGGTAATTGTAGGGCTTGTAAGAGTTTTATTAGTTAAAGTCTGGGTGTCTGTAGTACCCACCACAGCCCCTGTAGCGCCATGCACGCCCGTTGTAGACTCAATATGAACATTAGCCTCACGATAGTCACGACCAATAGCCATGTGACGTGTGACTGCACCAGCCGAGTGGGCTTGGGCAGAGGAGCCATCTATAGCACGGGTAATAGTAAAGGTGTTGGTAGATACCGCCGTGGCATCTACAATTTCTTCGAGCGCTGTATCTGGGTCAATAACCAGAGTAAAGGTTGTGCCACCTGAGATGGTTGCACCACCCAGAAGCGCAGGCCCAGACTGAACAACAATCGTTGTTGCACCAGCAGTAACCGCGCTAGTCAGCGTAGATTGCTGAGAGCGTGAGGAGTAATTTCTAGTTGTCATTTATATTCCTATCGGCTGTAGTGAACTCGTGTTGGGTACTGAGTTAATTGTTTTTGTTTTTCTTCATTAAGACGCTGTTGATATAGTCCAAAGATTTGACGCACTGCTGTGTTGGATGCACCAAACGGACGCTTAGAGTCAATCTCATCAGACTGTGGGCTGTACTGAGCAGCACGGGCTGGGTCAAGATAGGACAGCAATCTGTAGGCTGCGCCTAAAATAATTACATCTTTAACTGTATTTGATAATCCAGTCTGTGTAGCAAAGTCTTGTGAGTTACTTGTAAAAGGTAGTGGGTGTGTAGCATACATAGCCTTAACAGTTCTACCAGGAATAATAACATCATGAATGGTTACAGTTTGTGAACCGCTACCCCATGTTGCACTATCAGCCAATGGGTCAAAGGTCCATCTACGAACTCTAATCCATTCTTTTGTTGGACCAATATCTTGCCATGACATAGTAAGAACGTTTTCTATGTTTAAATCTTGAAACTCATAAGTTGTTACCGCTGCATTGTAAACAAATGATGTTTGTTTAACTGCATAGATAGCAGAACCAACTGCTTCAATAGTATCGTTAATAGCCTTCTTAATAACATAGCGCGGGAAAATAGGTGAGATAGTAACCTTTACATCCGCAGCATGCGTGGCAGCATCTGTTCCCAGATAGCCTCGCCCGTAAGGGGCGACTGTTGCTGTATTGCCAACACGGTCAAACGAATCAACCCACATCAACTCTTCATCAATTTCAAGTACACCTTTGCCTACATTGCTAGTGTCTCCAAGAGACAAGATTGTAGGTGCAGTACTTGGTGAGGTTAAAGTACTAACCGCAGTTCTAAGATAGGTAGAGCGGTCTTGCTGGTATGTGTAACCCGATAGATTAATAAGCACTTCATCAATCATTTGTGTCAATGTTGTTGTCATAGGTCTATGCTCCTTAGTGCAACAACTGCTGATAGTCCAGTAGTTCCCGCTAGTTCGTTACAGATAGCATTTAGCATCTTGTAATTATTAGGCTGACGGCTAGCACTGGCTTTAATATTTAGTGCTGCAATAATACCTAAGCCATTAGTGTCAGCATAGTTGTTTGCTGCACCTTGTTCGGACTGGTATGCATCTGGTGTTGGGTATGTTCCACCGTTTGCAAGACGATTTAACTCGTCAGCAAATGTGCTACCTGCTACTCCTGTTGCCATTATCTAAACCTCGCAGCCTTCTTTGCTATTGACTTTGGTTGTTTTACAAACTGTTTACCTTTTGCATTGCCAGCAGCCTTTGCTTTATTAGTGGCTGCTTTTTCAGCAGGACTTAATGCAGCCCATGCTGCTGCTGGTAAATATCTTTTCTTACCTTTAGATGGTTTGCCATCAGAAGTTTTCCACTTCTGACCAGTCCACTTTTTAAGTGACTGTTGTGATTTAGCAAGTGCCATTACTTGTAGCCTCCGCCTGCCTTCTTGTATTGAACTGCAAGTAACTGTGCTTTACGGGCAGACCATTCACCAGGGTCTCCACCTTTAGAACCAGCCTTAATCTTCTTAAACAATGCGGCACGCATACCTGGCTTTGTGTAGTTACCCGCAGCGTTAACTGTTGATTTCTTTTTAGCAGCCATTATTTTTTAGCCTTGTTTCTCTTAGAGATAGCAGCAGCCTTAGCCTTTGCATCTGACTTTGAGGAAGCACCCCATGCTTGCAGTGATAAAAGTAGACGAGTAGGCGAGCCATCAGGCTTGCGCTCTGGGCCTGGCATCCCACCCATCCGTGCTAGGAAGGATGCCCTGCGTGGGTTGTCTCCAGATTTAACAGGAGCCTTAAGAGTGCCACCCTTATAGGATGCACGACCTTTTGCGTTAAGTCCTCCTTTAGGATTCTTGCCTTCTTTACGCGTCCATGCTGGAGATTTAGCCATTGTTTACTCTGTTCCTCTTCCGCCTTGCCAACCAGGAATTTTTGTAATATCTCCTTTGGCTTTGATTAATGCTTTTTCAAATGCCGTAAGTTTGCGTGGCTTAATACGCGTTTCAATATCTCTAACCTGTGCTGGCTTTTTGCTTTTAGATGTAGTTGATTCTTTAGGCATCTTTGGCATTTAGTACTTCTTGCCCATCTTTTTCATAGCCATCTTCTTTGCTGTTTTCTTAACAGCCTTCTTCATTGGCTTACCTGACTTCTTAGCAGCCTTCTTTGCTGCCATCTTACCTGCTGCTGTGTATGGGAACTCTTGATTTCCGACCATTGGCATTATATTTGTCCTATCTCTTTCATTACCGCTACGGTTGATTTGTTTACTTTGTTTGCATCAGGCATTGTGTTTGAGTTGTATGGCTTGCCTAATACTTCGGAAGCCTTTTCGGCTTCACGAATCCTTTGCATTGATGTACCGCCAGGTTGTATACCCTGTGCTCTAGCCTCATTGTAAGCATTTAGTTCTTGGTTAAACGCTCTCTGTGGTCTTTGACGACGAGAGTCAGCATCACCTGTACCTAGTTCAAGGGTCATAACCTTGCACCCAAAACATCCTTCTACATATTCAGGATGTGTTTGTATCTGATGTAGACTCATAGTTCAGTAAAGTTTGCTTCCGTTACTCCTACACCACCAGCAATAAGCGCTGCCTTAGTAACATCATCTACTGTGTGGTTGTAACCACCACGATAAACAACAGGATAGGTTGGCAAATCAGAATCAAGTGGATAACGAATCTGTTGGTATTGTCCATTAGTATCTAATACAATAGATATACCACGGTCCAACTTATAAAACTCAAACAGTCTATGCATGCCAGCAGGACCTTCTTCAACTGTTGGTGTTTTAAATAACCAGTTAGACATTCATCCTCCTTTAGTGGACTCACCATAAGGCTGGGTTGCCCCAGCCTTACAGTCAATTAACTACTAGAGAGCAGCGATTGATGAACCTGATGTGATTCGGTATAGAGCCTCATCGCGGTAAACTGCAAAGCCGAGTACGCCGTACCAACCCATTGGGCGGAAACGCATCAACTTATCAGTTACGTTACCAATAACTACGTGTGGCTCTTCTGCTACGGCTTCTGCCATTGCCTGTGAACCTGCAACGATTGTGTCAAAGACACGTGTTACTGGTGTTACAGTTACAGTTGTTGAAACTGTTACTGCTGCTGAGTTAGCAACATCTACAGTGATTGTTGTTGTTGAACCTGTTGTTGAGAGAGCAGTAATCTTTGCAGATGTACCGATACCTGTTCCAGCAATTCCATCGCCAACTTCTGCGCGAGATGCAATAACAGAAGATGAAGCAACGCCGAATGTGAATCCTGCTGATGTTCCTGCTACTGTTACTGCTGTTGTTGTCAATGCTGTCTGGTTTGCACCTGATTTAGCGTTGTACAAACGTGATGACTCTACAAAGAATGCGCCTTCGTACTCACCGATTTCTCCAGCCCAAATCTTGCTTGCTTCTGAAGCAGACTGTGACTGTGGGTAGCGCCATCCTAGGTCGCCTGTCTCAGCACGAAGGTCGTGTGAAACTTCTGGGTGAATACCTACCCAGTATGCATTTCCACGACGGCCCTTAGCCTTGTTAGAACGCAACTTAGCAACAGCCTTACGGATGTCTGCTGAGTCTAGTGTGTCTGCTGCATCTACGTTAGCAACTGCTGTTGCGTTACCTGCGTAGATGTTGTTTGAACCTGAGCGTAGAGTTGTCATTGCAACCTTATCGATTGAATCTGCAAGGTTATATGCAATGATGTTAGCAATTGCTGGGTCTACATCTGCAAGTGAGAAGAGTTCCAATGCGCGAGTTACTAGAACTGCGTTACCGTACTCATTAAGTGTCACTGTGACAGAGGTTGGTGTTGTCAGTGCTACTGCATCTGGGTCAACTGTCTCTGTTAGTGTTCCTGTTGCTGCATCAAGGTCAACGTACTTCTGTAGAACTACTGTTGAACCTGGAATTGATTGACGTGCGGGGCGCTTATCTGCGACAGAACGAATTAGGGGTTCTGAACGGAGAGCGAACTCGAGAAGGCGGTCATACGCCTTTTGTACGAGACCAGCGCCGCCTACTGTACCGCCGAACGAACCGCTCGAGGTATCTGTATATGCGTTTGCCATGTTTTTTAGTCTCCTTGACTATGAACGGATATTATTGTTGCGATTGAAGAAAAGCAATAAAATCTTCAGCGCTCTCAAAATTGCCATTTAGACGAGCGTTCATATCATTTGCTTTATCTGGCGAAATACCTTGCTGCGTCACAACATCTTGCTGGCGTAATGCCGCAAGATTGATGTCGTCATTATTTGACTGAGGCTTATACCCAATTAAATCTCCATTGTCAGATAGCCAATTATTAATTGACTCTTCATTAACTTCGGAAATATCCTTTAGGATTAACCGTGCTGCTTTAGTATTTACGCCCTTCTTTTCAAGGACTTCCTTAACGGTTGACTCACGCTGCGCCTTGGAAAATACCTCAAGTTGCTCTGTGAGTTCTTTAATACGTTTTTCATCCGAACGCTTTGCTTTCCGTAACTTCTTTACCAAGTCACTTCCGTCAGAGTTATCGATGTCTGTATCAAAGTCATCGTCTTCTTCATCCCAGTTGTTGTTGCTCATAGCAACCCACCCTTCTATTCGTTGTTAGTTCGCAGGCCACAGGTCAATTCGGGGAAACTGGCTGGCTCCTACTATCGGTCTATTACGCTGCATGGGGCCGATAGGTCCATGTCAGGATTTTATATTTGTCCTACGCTTGATGTAGTAAGACTTGTTCTGTTGGTTCCACTTGAACCACCAAACGCTGCAATTTCTCGCTGAGTTAACTTCTGTCGTTTACGTTGAGCAGAAGCAAGTTGATTAAATACTTCTTGCTCTGCCTGTCCAAGGTCATAACCTTCAAGGGTTGTACCGTAAATATCAGATAGTCTTGTAGCATCAGGCAGAATATCTGCAATAGTTGAATAACCCTTTTGTGCTTGTGCTTGAGTAACTCCTTGTGCAGCCAACTGTTCAGCAACCTGAACACCAGCAGTAATACCCTGACGGGCTGCTGCAACACCAATCTCAGCAGCCTGAACTTGACGTTCAATCTTCTGGAATTGCTGGTTAGGGTCAAGCACATAAGCAACAAGGTCATTTTGACCAATGTTATAAAAGTCTCGTAATTGTTTTGTAATTGCTGGGTCAGCATTTTGCACACGCTGAACGGCAGTAACAATACGGTTAGACAATTCATTAGCAGAAATATCATTAGCAATAAACTGAGATACATAATCATCAGTATCAAACTGCTTTAGTCCGTATGCTCGCAATGCTTGGCGGTATGAATCTTCCATACCAATATAAGTGCCAGGGTCTAATACCGCTAAATTCTTTTTTAACCGCTCTTGATTTGCTTTAAATCTTTGCTTATACTCAGGAGTTTCTGCTAATTCTAAAGCAATAGTAGATTCAGTTGCACCATTAATAACTAGTTCTTTAATTTTTGGAATTAAAGACTGCAAGTTATACTTACTAAATGTAGAAGTTAAACTAGCAAGCGCATTTTCTTTACGCATTTTTTCATCAGAGGCTGCTTTTGCTGCTGCAACAGTTGCTGCTGAATCCGTAGTATTTATTCTATTACTTAATGATGCAATTTGGTCTTGTAAAGATTTAATTAAAGCAGTAGTCTGAGCATCTAATCCAGTTGGAATTGCTGTAGTTGTAGTAGTACTTACAATAGGATTAGTAGTTACTGTAGTAGTTGTAGGTTTGGTAGTAACACTAGTTGTACTTGGGTTGGTAGTAACCGTAGTAGTTGTTGTATCTGTTGCATCAGTTGCTGGGTTCCAACTATTAGTTGCTGGATTCCATGTCGGTGGATTTACAAGAGAGTTAGCACCAACTGGCGAATCTGGAGTTGCTTGAGTTTCTCCACCTGTTGAACGAGCACCATATTTTGCTTGGTTTGTTGGAGTATCGGGGGCTGAGTAAAGTTTCCATGAACCAGTAGTTGTACTACCAATCCAAGAATAATACTGAATCATACCTGGTTTAGTTGGAGCCTCTGGACGATTATTAAAGTCAAACATTGGATTAGATGCAGCACGCTCCTCTGCATCAAGACGTTCTTGTTCTTCACGGGCTGCTTGCAAATAATCCATTTTTTCTTTTTGACTCATCGCTCTGCGCTCATCAGCAGAAAGTTCTGCATAAGGAGTCATTGCCAGTTCTCTTGCAGCAGCAATAGAAGCAGCAGTCATTTCAGCCTGTGTTATTTTAGATGTGTCAGTAGGAGTTCCGCCCGTGCTACCTTTAACATTTAAAGGAATAGCCTCTTCCATAAAATCATTTACAACAATAGGTGCTGGAGTAGGTGTAGGGGTAGGAGTAACAACAGTTACAGATATACCAAGAATCTTTTTTTCAGCATCATTTAATGCCTGACCTGACTGAAGTTTTCTTAACGCAACGCTTGCATCAGCCATTAAATAAGTTTCCATTCTTTAAGGATTCCAACACCAACCTGGTTGAATTGGTCTTGAGCGGGTTTTGAATACAACCAATCATCTTGAGATTTAATAATCTTTTCTGCTTCCCACAAAGGAATAGGTGCTGGTTGTTTGGTCCTAGGGTCTACATACTGAAGTAACTTCATAAAGTTTGGTGCGCTATATGACACAGTATCTGGGTCTAATCCATATAGGTTTGCATATGTTTGCTTAATTGCAGATGTTTGTGAAGCAAGGGTACGACCAGCCATAATGCCAGGTGCATAAGCAGCATAAGCACTAGCAGATAGATTACGAATCTCTTGCTCTAGGTCATCCTCTGTAATTCTGCCAGCAAATAAATCCGTAGATTTCTGGTCCCAGAATGATTGGTTTAATAGATTGTTTACACCATAGTCATCAGCATAGGCTTTAAGTGTGTTAACCAACCCAAGGGTAGTACCACCAATTGGTCCAAACTTTCCAGAATTAAGAATCCTAATATCTAATTGATTTTCATCTAAACCTGAATCAAATGCAGTTTCTGTAAAAACATTAAAAGATTCATCATCTAAGTTAATACCTTTGCCAGTTAAACGCTTGCGTTGATTTAAACGATATCCTTCTAATAGTTGGTCATATTGACCACGGGCTGTTGCCTTTAATCCTTGACGAGTTTTAGCGGTTTCGGTTAGATTTTGATAGTACTTACTTGCAAAGTAATCTAATCTAGCACCAGCATAATCTTTAGCCAAAAACTTTTGATAAATAGGAAACAATTCTGGGAAAGCGTTAGTTAAAGATTCTGTTATGCCATATGCTAACGCTGCTGCTGCACCTTCATTGCTAGTATCTTCTACTTTTTTTGGTCTGCCTTTAGGATACTTGGCTTCAAAGTCTAACTGCATCCTTGTTTTTGCAGGCCCTGGTGGCATAGCATTAATTGTTTTTTCTTCATTATCATATTGCTGTTGAAGGGTAGCCAAGTCTGCCATTTACTTACCATCCATTCCTGATAAAAAAGTAAGAAAGTTAAGACTCTGTGCTCTGTTGTAATCTACAGTATTTTCTACTGGTATTTCTTTACCTAATTCAGCCTGAACTTGTGCCTGTGAAAATGGAACAGTAGTTTTTCTAACTACTTCTTTGCCACCCTCTTTAATTGTTGTTAAAGTTCCCTGTTCAATCTGCTTCATGTAGCGGTCAGTCTTGGTTTTAATAATTTCTGGGTCTACTTCTTTTTGTAGTTCAGACATATAGACATCTCTAATAATTGCCTCAACTACATCGCGGTCCATAAGATTAATATCACGGACTGGTAGGTCTTTCTTCTTATCATCACCAGCGGCTGGTCTACCACTTAACCATTTATCAAATGTAGGAAACTTTGTTGTACCTTCTACAGTGTAGGCATCTACAACTTCTGTTGTAAACTCATTAGCAGCAGATAGCACACCACTGTTAAGTGCAGTTTCACTTCGAGTATCATATTCGCGCTGTGTTATATACTGAAGGTCAAGTAGTTGCTTTCGCAACGCTTCTTTTTGATTTTTATACAACCCACGAATTGCTTTTACAACCTGTGTTTTGTTGGCAAAACTATAGTCAAGGCCATTTGAATTAATTATTAAAAATCTTTGTTCTGTTTCTCCGCCAATAAGAGTCTGAAGAATACGAACTCTACCACTTGGGTCAAAGTCTAAAAAGTATTTTGGTTGTGACCCGCCAAAGTTTGTTTCAAGAGAGTTCTTTTGGTCACGAGAAGCATTAGCCTTATTGGCATTAGCCTTGTCTTTAGCAGCCTGTTGAGCACGGGCTTGGTCTGGTGAAGAAACAGCCATTATCTATTAACCTCCGTAGGACCTGCCGTATTGACATCTCGTGAATATGAATTAAGTAGTGGTTTAAATATCAATCTATTTGCTTCAGAAATTGCTGGGCTAGACTTAACTAACTTATCAATAACTTCTACTATTTCTATTTTTCTTTGTTCTTTAATTTGAGTAAAGTCATAACGTCTACCCATAGATTCATCCTCAGCCATAACAACAAAGGACGCTACTTCTTCAAGAATTAATTTCATGGCCTTACGAGTCTGCGTATCAACAGGAGTTTTATTGCTATTGATTGCCTCATTAAGAGCCTTAAATTTCTTGCCTAGTTCACCACGCTCATTGATAGAACCATTGATAGCAGCCTCTAGATAAGGATTAGAAGTAATTAAATCCTTTTTAGATTGAGCAGCAATGTTAATTAACTCTTTGCGCTCTTGTGTTATACCAACTGTTTCAAGTCTTTTTTCTAACTGATTACCGATTTCAAAGTATTGTTCTTTGTCCTCTGCAATTTGAAGACGTAACAAATAATCCTCAAACTCTGGTAACTTAATTAAACCTTCTGCTTGCAACCAGTTATAAACATCTGAGTTATAGTCGCCAGCACGTGGCGCAAACAGATAAGCAACTTCCTTGTAGGTATCAACAAAGGACTTATTTTTAATAGCCCAGTCTTTAACCTCAGTTGTCTGTGCAATAAATACTTTGTATTCTTTTTCAGTGCGTGGCACTGTCCAGATTACCTTACCTGGATTCTTACCTACAAATGTAGCAACTGCTAGGTCAAATACATCACTAACATCATCTCCAGCATTACGAAGAATACCATTGTAAATATCCCAGAACTCTGCTTTAAAGGATGTAATACCAACCTTACGCATATATGCGGGTAGGTCTTTACTTTCCTTAAATGTTGGCATACCTGGAGATATATAACCTAAGATAGTGCGAGCAATAATAATATTGCTAGCAGAAATCTTTAGATTATCAATGTACTTTTTCTTTTCTTCGGCTGTAGCATTTTCTGAAATACCTAATCCATTAGCCTGGAAATAAGCCATTGCCTGAAGGGTTGCAGTTGTAGACTGTCTATCCCATTCATACGGAGTAAGTGTTGAAAGTGCACCTAGACTTGTATCAAGCAACATAGGTGTTATTGCTTTTCTAAATGTCATTGAATCAGCAAAAGAGCCTAATCCAATCTGACCAACTATGTCAGCGGCTTTTTCAAACTTAGGTTGTAGTTCCGCAACTATGCCTTCTTGACTTCCAGGTAAAATTCTTTCGGCAAATGGAACTATGTTACGCAGCAATGCACGAACAGAAAGAATACTTACCGCCCCAATAGGACCAGCAAACGCTGGTTGACCAGCATCGGGTGCAAAAGATGGGTTAATCAAACGCAACTTTAATGTGATGTCATTAAATGTTGGTATGTTAAATGTCTTGTTGCCAGTTAGAGTACGAATAACTGGTTCAATTGCAGAGTTAATAATAGTATCTGTAGGGAATACAACGTACTTGTCTCCCTTATCGTCTTCGTAAACATCTCCTGCTGCATCTAAACCAGTATTTAGTAAACGCAAACGATACAAAGTGCGTAGTGGTGCCTTTGTAAATAAACGATACATACGGCGATGAAAGTCTTCTGTTGCACGGTAGAATCTACCAACAGAACGAACCGATACTGCAAAGTTAGATTTAACTTCTGGGTTATCTACATACTCTAAAAGTTTTTCGCTTGAGTCTTTAAAGGCAATTTCAACAGTCTGCTTTTCAGCATGTGCTGCTGCTCTAGATTTAGCCAAGGCTGGAGCCATGCCTTGCTCAATTAATTCTCTTTCCATGCGGGTACGTAGCATGTTTTCATAAGGAACAAGGCTATCCATTCTTTGGTCAAAGTAAATCCATAAAGCCTTCTGGCGATACATACCAGTAACAGTTGCATCCATTACTTCCATAGACCAGTTCTGGAACTTTTCAAGAATCTTAGGCAATCCGCCTTCTTCTTCAAAGACAGCCATATCTTTATTGTCGCCATGGCTAACAAGTCGTGTATTAATTTCACCACTTACTGGGTGACGACCCACTGTTGCCTTTTGAAACTCGTCAAAGGTAAGAGCGGCAGATGCATTTTCCCAAGCATTGTCCATATTTTGCTTAGACTTCATGCGGAAGATTTCAATTTCTGCGTACTTACTTTTAACTAAATCAAACAGTTCGTCATTATAAGAGTTTGGCCCACCATGAAAAGTGTTTCTCATATCAAGAAGCATGTTCTCTACATGGATGCGTGCAATCGCCTCATCGGGTACACCCTGTTGACGATAGTAAACTGTTGATGAAAACTTTGATAGGAATCTTTTGGCTAGTTCTGGGTTAGTTACAGCAAAGCCTTCAATTTCATCATTGTATCCAACACCCATAGATTCCATTAACTCATTACGGGCTAAAGTAAAATCTTTTTTTGTCTTCAATGCATTGTACTTATAAAAAACTGGGGCTGGAGATAACTTTATTCCAGGTGCAATGGGCTCACTATTGTAAGGAAAACGAATAGACCAGTTATCAAAGTGAGTCACAGCAATGGCTGACTCTGACATTTCAGAAACTTGTCGAGCAGTATACTTACCACTCTTTACAAGACCAGCATCTGTCATCATCTTACTCAAATTGCTAGGAGTAAACATTGAATCTATAAAATCTACATCTATTTTTCCAGATATAGAAGAACGTGCACCCATTGAGTTAATCATTGACTCAAATACAACTGGGTTATTACGCATTAACTTTTCAATGTTTTTCCAAGTTGATTCTGAAACAGTATTTTTGTATAAATCTTGAGCGCGGTAAACCATATCTTCACGAATTAACGCCATTGAAATTTCTGCTTGAGGAACATTGTATCCACGCTTAACAGATTCCATTTCCGCTAACTTTTTAATAGCGTTATAACGAACTTCTGGGCTAAACTTCTTGGTTGGGTCAAGGTTTTTCATAACCTTATAAACACCACGAGCATACTGACCTTGAGATGCCTTAGAACCAGTAATAGATGTTAAGGCTCTTGTTGGAAATATTGCCTCACCTTTAAGAAATGCCTTAACATCGTAGTAAGGGGCATACATAAAAAAGAAAAATGTTTCATCAATAGCCGAACGTATACCTAGACGTGGGTAAAGGGTAAGGTCTGCCCAAAAATCTGTGTACTTGCGAACAAAATTGTTTCTTGTTGCCCCACCTAAAAGATTTGTAAAAGTAATTTTTTCGTTTGGTCTATCAACACTACCCTTTTTGCCCTTTTTGTTTAATTTAGCACTAGCAGCGTACTGATACAGCAAATCATAAGGAAGTGGTGATATACCATCTGTCATTTGAGATGGTTCAATAATTCCCTTTGACGCTTGAAATGGAATATCATTCTCATAGCGAATTAAATTAGGGCTAATTTCATCTACCCATTCAAGAGGCACTTCGCTTCTTGTTGTAGAAAGCATACCTGTCTCGTTGAAAGTCTTAGCAAGAATTTCTTCTGCTTGTGCCCTACCACCAGGGCTACCATACATTCCAATTTTAATCATAAATGCATTATAAAGATTACGAATCATTGTAATCTGAATTTCTGCTGGTTCGTTTGGATATGCCTCAGCAAAAGCATCAGCAAACTTTGTATCCATTACTTGATTTGCTAGGTTTCTTACACTCTCAACTGTCTTAATAGAATCGTCGCCCCAAAGGATGCGACCAGGTGAACGACTTAAACCAGTTCCAATTTGATAAGCAACCTTACGTGCATTTCTTACATTGCTTTGTAGTGCAAAAATATCTTCAATATTTGGATTAAGCAAAACTTCTGAATCATTGGATACGGTTCGCAAAGTATTCATAATACTTTCTAAACCTTCATCATTTTTACGAATTGCTTCATCAGTTGCTTTTGCACCAATAGTAGGATTAAATAAATCATACGCAGTTCTATGAACGGCAGATGTCATGTTCCTATAAAAACGAGCAACTGGAATACCATCACGGCGGAAAGAAACACCATCAACTGGACCGCTGAGCATTGTGTCAAAGTCATCTACTTGTGTAAAGAATCGCTTTGCACCGACTGCATTATAGTCATTAGTTTTTTTCATTTCTGTTGAAATTAATTTTACTAATTCTCTATTACGATACTGTGGATAATCTTGTTTAATTTCATTCCATACTTGTGATTTAACAGTAGGGCTTTCAGCCTCTGTGTATCTCTTCATTAGTGGCCCAAGGCCACGCTCTGGCTCATCCCAAAAATTAATAACTTCTGGTTGACGAAACGCCCAATCCATTCCAGCAGCAGCAGTGCCAGCCTTTTCAGAAATAAACTGATACTGGTCTGCCATTTTTTGTCCGCGAGACTTTAGACCAACAAATTGTAATGCTTCTTTTGCGCCAACTTGAATACCATCTACGCCTTTGGTAACTGCTTTAACCGCAGGACCTACGCCAACATAAGTTAGTGGGTCAATAGCAACCTGGTAAATAGCATCAACTGGTCCCGAAACAAGTTTCTTGGCTTTTGTTACGCCCTCTTTGGTTGATACATCAATGCCCAACATTTTAGTAAACTTAACAGCCCAATGGTTTTTATTAACAGTAGTACTGTTTGATGGCATTTTATTTGCAAAGTCGCGACCAGGTGAAACTTGAGTTTCTAGTTTAAGAGTGCTTAATAGGTTTTCAAACTTAGTAGGCTCATCGCCCATAAATTGAATAGCAGCATACATATCAGCATCAACTGGACCATACTCATCAATTGACTCACCAATTGTACGGCCTTCTGCATTACCTCTTGCTAAAGTAATTAATGCTTTTCCGTATTGCTTTTCAAATTTAGCAACTTTGTCCCAACGCCAAGAGTTTAATCCATTATAAGAATCTGAAAGAAGTTTCTTTGTAAATGGCTTACCTTGTTCCATTTGAACACGAGCAATGTTTGCTGTATTTAAAACCTGTTGGTATTCTTCTGCAACTTTAAATGCTGCAATAAATGGGCTAAAAATTCCTGTAGCAGTTCCCATTGCTGCTTTACCTATGCCCTGAGCAACCTTACCCAATAAACCTTGTTCTGGTAGGAATTGTTCTTTGTCAGAATAAATATAACGAATGTTGTTTTGCACAATCGGGTCAAGTTTTAAAAATTCTTCACGTGCTTTTTTGTCGCTTAGTTTAAGTAAATCTTTACCCTTTTTATGGCTTTGAGACAATTGCTCAACCATAACTCTTGACTTACTGTCAAGGGTTGATTTAATAGCAGCAGAATAAAAGTTAGGACTTAACTGTGCTACAGATGGGTCTAATGGTACCTCTGGCATTAAGCACCACTATCTTCTAGCATGCGATAAATTAATTCACTGTCACCAGTTGGGTCTTGCTGTGCAATTTTTCTGATAACAGAAAGAACTGTTTGCTCAGTGCTAGGAAGATTTAAAATACTAGAATCAGGACCAGGGCCAAAATCTGCACCAGCAGTAATTGGCTCATCCTTAAACTTTGTTTCAGCGGTTAATGGAGTAATATCTAAACGACTAGTTCCAACTTGCTCAGTACCCTGCATAGGTGCACCCATTTGTTGTTCCATGGTTGCTTGTCCCTCGCCATACGGCATGCCAGCAATATACTTTGCTGGTTGTGTGGCACGGCCTGATTGTCCGTTGCCACCAGTTGCAGAAACATTTGCTGGGTTATTTTGAGGGGCTGTTGGGCGATACCCACCACGATTGTCCATTGGTGCAGTTGTCACTCTTCATCCTCCTCTTGCTCAATAGGTTCGTGCTTAGTACCAAGTACTTCGCTGTTGTACTCTTGTGCCATTTTCATCATCCCGTATGCATTCCACGGTGTCATGGCATCGCTAACTTCTGTGTGTAAATATCGGGTCCCTTCGTAATCTGCCCATTCGGTTATAATTAACCAGTTAGTGCAGATAAACTCAGTCCCCTTTTCATCTTCTTCTATAAGAATTTTTAATGCTTCTTCTATTTTATTTCTAAACTCTTTGCTCATTTTGCGTTCTGTATCTTTACTACAACTGGCTCGCCAGTATGTATATCCCAGCGAGACGCAATTTTAATTGCCATTCTAATATCTATTTCCGCCACCTTTGGCGTAGTTTGCTTTCTAGAATTAGCAAAAGCCTCAATGGCACCGAGAGCAATGTCAGCACCACTGCCAGAACAATAGATACCACGAACATCGCGGTCCCAAGAATAATCTTCAAAGACAGGATAAATAACTCCACGAACGACAATAAGAAATTGCGAATCATGTGCTGCTGCATCCCCATCCTCTTTCATGTCATAACCAGAATCAATAAATAATTTACGCATTGCTGGTATAAACGTCTGTGTCATAAATACATCTAAGTCATCAGTAACACGCGGCTTAGGTGCTTTCCACCCAAATTGCAAAATGTTAGAACCACGACTAGCACCTGAACCTGCAATTAAAATTCCATTGTTTTCAATAATCTTATGTGTTGCTAGTTCCATAACGCGACCATCATCACCAGATGAACGAGAGTCACAGCCAACGGCTGCCCAACCATTTCCTTGAATTGCTACAAGCGTTGTCATTGTCCCCTCCTTAGGTTAGCGTCGCGTAACTGTCCTTGCCGAGGCTGATGCTTCTCCGCCTGATGTTAAACTTGCTAAAAGACTTTGTAATGGTGCTGGACCTTGTGGTGCTTGAGGTGCGCCTCCTGCTGGCGCGGCGGGAACAGGGGACGGTTGCTCAACCTGTGCACCAGCAGGAGGTAATTCTGGCGCAAAGACTTCTTCAACGGCATCCTCTATTGGTACGCCACGTTGACGAGCCTTAATAACTCCAGCGATTTTATTTACCACGGCTGATGGGTCCCCACCTTGCACAGCCATTTGTGGAATGGCTTGTGTATATGCCTGCAAAGAACTAACAAGTGCTTTACGCATATTTTCAATTTCAATCTTTTCTTGTTCTTGCGTTACGTTAATACCAAACGGTAGTTCACGCATTGCTAGGTCTGTAGAAATTAATCCACCACCTAATGCTTGTAACATAAAGATAAGTCCCTGTGCTGGGTTAAGCCCAGCAAGCATGCCGTATCGAACATCAGCAGTAAAGTCACGCTTAATGTCTTTGCCTGGCTTGTATGTAAGGCTGTAAGGAGAACCTGCATCTACACCACGGATTGTTTTTTCAACATCAAAGAACTTTTCATCTACCTCAAAACATACAGAAATAACATCTCGTAATGCAGAAGCAAAGATAGCCTGAGCAGATTTAACCTGTGTATCAAAGCCACCCATAAGTGCTTGAACACCCTGACCAGTAATAATGGAAGCATCAATGTTTCCAGTACGTCCCTCTGGGTAACGTGTTCCTGTTCGTAGTTCCTGCTGTAACAAAGCCTGCTCAGTAAATGCGCCAGGTGGAATGTTAAGGTCTACACGTCTTACACCTGCTGGGTTTGCTGTGCGAATAATTGCATCGCCACCCAGTTCAAGTTCTGTTACATCTGTTGGTAGAACAATTGGAGCCTGTACTGACTTCTCTGCTGCTTCCATCGCAAGTAATGCGAACCTGTTACGAAGCAACTGAATACCCAATACATCATCAAACTGTCCACGCATCTCACCATCAACTGATGGACGCTTGGCAACAACAACCATCATCTTACCAAGCGGGTTAACCGCCTTAGATAGAATTAAATTGTTTTTTTCTGGAACAAACAATAGAGATTGTTGTGCATCGTAGTAACGAATTATCTCTAGTTGTGCGTTAAGGTCTCCCTTGTACATTTCTGGACCAAGGAGTTCTCTTGCATACTCAGGGAACTCTGAAGCGAGTTCTCCAATGCTCAAGTAATAACGCTTAGCAAAGGCAATACAGCGTCCGTAGCGGTCAAATTCTGGGTAAGCCCCTATTGGATTTTCTACGCGAATACGCGGTAGCCCTGCTTCTTCGTCTAATTCAATAATGAAAGGGACGAAACCAAATGTGATGTACATGTCTGCGCCTGTGTACATCTGTACTTGCAAATCAGAGTTTGCAAAATAATTATTAGCAATACGAGTACGTGTGTCCGCAAACTTGCGAGCACGGTCGTTTGCTTGATTAGCAGCAGAACAATTAACAGATGGCAATGGAGCCATTACCTCTGATAGGTCACGGGCTACAATGTCAATAAAGTTAGCAACTACGTTAGCATCAACACCCTGCGGAAAGAAGTCTGGGTAAACACTTGCTATCTGTCCTTTACGGACAGCAAGAACATCTTGCTGGCGTGCATCACGCTCTGCAGCACGGTCTTTAAGAGATGCAACCCGTGCTGAAATCTGCTCTATCGAAAGCATTTATTTCCTATCCGTATTGATGATTCCACATTTCAGATGCGGCATCATCTAGATTGATTGATGTACGTTTATGTTGTTGCGCTCTAGTAGCCCAACGATTGTTGGCGTACCTAGCAATGTTGCTGTTCTGCTGCATGAACTCACGGGCACGGATAACCGCAAACCACAAAGCCATAACAGTATCTGTCTTACCTCTGGTGTCAGGCTTCCAAGTAATTAATTGTTGGACTAACGCCTTCATACCTTCTGAGTTTTCAGTACTAGGTAATTCTATAATGTTGTTCTTTTGGAACTTACCTTCGCGTGTAGTGCCAAAGAGTGTTGACATAGATGCCACACCGAAGTTTGTGTCCCATTTGTTTTTGCCTGTAAAGTGAGAATTAAGCCGTACGCCGTGTGAAGAGAGCCATGTTCGTAGTTCCTCGTCAAGGGAGTAGGCTTTTTGGTGGGCGTTGATTTCAACGCGGAACTCTTGCGGTTTATACCGAAGCGTAAAATCTTCAATGGCTTGCCTAATCTTTTGCGGCGTAGGTTCTGGCATGTTTAAACAATCTAAAACATAAATCTTTCCATCAGTCCTGTTATAGGTAATAGCCACAAATGCAGCGTTACCCGCCATAGCGGGGTCAAAACCCACAATAGTGTAACCCTCAACTTGAGGTGGATGGCCCGTTACTCCAGGTCTTAATGGGCCACGCTTGCGCATGCCATTAATAGAACCTTGCACCAGTTCGGGTGGAAAGATAGAGTCTTCAGTTACATCTTCTTGTTGATAAACAAGCGCCCATGTTGCTGGGGTTACTTCGCTTCTACGCTTGAAAAGCGTTTCGCCATCCCACTTAGGGTATAACCCTTCTTCATCAGGTGGGGTATCTTCATCCCCGTCCCAGGGTGTATCACTTGCAGGCCAGAGAGTTGTCCAGTCTTCTGGCTTATCGCTATAGTCAAGAACTGCTGGCATACCCATGTATGTAAAAGGTGACTTGCCGCCAGACCAATGCTTAGGGTCGCGAAGTTCTTTATAAAAATCAGATGGCGCAATACGGGTTCCTACTACCAGTAACTTACCGTTCTTGCCCAGACGGGTAATAACTTCCTTTTGCAGCCAGTTAATCTGCTTCTCATACTCGTGAGCGTTAGAGGTAGTTATACAGTCATCTAGGATAATTAGGTCGGCACGTGCGCCGTAAATCTGACCACCCATACCCAGTGCCTGAATCGTTGGGTCTTTTTCACTTGAGTTTCTCGCATCACTCCCAAGATAGACCGTGTCAACTCGCCAAGTATCTGAGTCCTCTTTCCAGCCCCCTTCTGGTCCAAAAGTTGTTTGTAACTTTAGCCAGCGCGGGTGGGATAATCTCTGCTTGATTGCGTACACGAACTCGCGTGCTTTAACAAGGGTCTTCGAGACCACAATAATGCGGACGTTCGGATTGAGAGCGATGCGATAAGTTGCGTAGTTAACCGTAATGACGGTTGATTTGGCGTGCTCAGGGGGAACGTTTAGAAGTAGGCGGTTCCGATTGCCTGGCTCGTAAATCATATTGGGGTGCAGCCACGAAGGCTCGCGTCCCTCTAATAGGTCAATCCAATCCATATGATGTGGAAAAACCCGCTGGTCCAAAAACATCTCAGAGAACTGAGGAAAGGTAATATCTTCACGGGCTACGCCCATGGCTTTTAATGAACGCTCTTTAGCGTTTTCCTTTGCCTCGACAAGGGCGGTAGCAAAGGCTGGGTCTCTTAAACACCAGATACGAACAGTGTCTGGCTTTTTGCCATTTTGTTCCATAGCCCTATGTACTGACATACCTTCAGATACCAGCGCCAAAACTTTGGCTTTAGCCTCTGCCGCCATGGCGGTACGAGGGTTATTAGTCTTCTGAAAAGTCACGTAACTGTCCCATCTGCATATAGTACAGACCAGTTAGTAACGGATAGTAGATACAGTCTGTAACGCAAGTTCCTAAAGAACTTGCTTAGGTAGTAAAAGAAATAGTCTCTATATAGTATTAATCCGTTCAAACAGCCATTCCGAACGGTTCAAAGGCAAAAATCTTTTTACTTAATTAAAACAGTTAAATAACAGCCTAAATAGCGCACAGGCACTGTACGGGAAAATCTTTATGGGAGATACTATATATAATTTACTACAGATTTAAACAGTCTAGGGTCAGAAATATCTGCCCCCAGTACTGACAGAACAGGTGTCTATACTGTACAGGGTGATACTGGACTGTAGTCTATCCGCCTCGACCATGTCTCGCCCCAGTTCTGTTTATAATATAACTGCCGATGGCTGGTTAATAAATGAAATCGTTACAGCCCTGGCGATGGCTATGTCTTTAACCCTCGCAGATGCAGGACGTAAACCAATGGTCGTAATCTGTCCTATGCTTTGTGGTCAAGGACGACGCTCCCGCTATGTCGCCCTTGCCCCGCAAATCAAAGGCAGACCAGACGGCGATACAATTCCTTAGAATTGATATCACCGTCTTTTACTCATGACCCCTTGGATTTTATCTCCATCAGCAAAATAGCAAGCCGCTATTACCATGATTCCCGTCACACCCTTTGGGCATGACAGTAATCACAGTAACAGCCAGTGCTTGCCATTTCAGTCGCGTTGTTCTATGACTGCCTGGCTGGCGTGCTGATGACGGCTCTCGATTTTGAGCATCAGAGTCTTGTCAAGTCAAGCCTCTGATAGGAGCGCTCAAAATAGGCTGGCAGGCTAAAGCCTGCGTAGCCATTGCTCGGCCTGAGATGGATGGACGTTGCCCTTAAAATTTGGGGGTGGTTAACGAAAGGAAAGTAAAATGTCTGATGAACTGACTGTATCCAACCCATGCTACCAGTGCATGATTCAGATGGAACTATGTGTGGACTGCCAAGACCTACGAGATTCACGGGCGACTAACATCGCCCATGACCTAGTAGACGAAAACAGTGACCAATACGAGCGTCCCATGCATAGAGTTGATAACCCATCTGGCCACGACTGGGTATCGCCCACCACTTTGGGTACATGGTATGACCCAAAGGCTGAGCGTGAAGAGTTCGTAGAACCTATCAACAACCTATCCGATAGGTTCTTTGAACTGATTGTGGACTTAGGTCCACATGAGATGGTCTGTCAGGACTGTCGAATGGTATGCAACAAGCACGCTGTATGTCCAAGTTGTAACTAACAAACCAAGCAGACCTGCTCTGAACAAGTGCAGGAGCAGGTCTGCACAACAACACTACCAACAGAAAAGGAAACAAAATGAACACAGTCACATTCAAGAACAGCGTAATCAAGAATGTTGTTGACCGCAATGGTTTCTACACAGCAACCATCAACGACTACGAACAACTACCAACAGGGCGCATGATTTGCTCTGACTCCACTCGAGTAGTTATCTTCGATGAGAAGGTAATCGCAGAACTTGCACAACTCAACTGGCTCGATGACCAAACCGCGTACATCAACGCAGAGGGAATCGGTAACACTCGATGGGACCGTCGCCCAAACATTGACAACAAAGACCGCAAGCCAGGTCTCAAGCAGGTAGTACTAACTGCAGTTACACAAGCATAAAGACACAGGCAGGTGGGGGCTTCGGCTCTCACCTGCCTTCTCTTTTTTTCTTTGAGGCAGGCCCCGTAACATCAACGGTCGGTAACGAGTTCATCATCTATCCAGAAAGGTAACAAAATGTTATTAGATTCTATGACCATGCTTGCAATACTGATAGCCTTGACTACAAGTATTGTAGTTATTACACTAGCAATTAGACAGAACATGTTGTTAATGAAAGAGAATACAAATCTGCGCCGTGCTTTAAGAACGGAAAAGCAGGCGCGTAGTAATTACTATTACATAGACCCAGATGTAGCGAAGGAGGACCTATGGACAACCAAGTAAAGTATGCAATACATAACTGCCACCAATGTGGCATAGATATTTTAGTAGATGTAAATAGAACCAGCCCACGAAACTACTGCAGCCCATGTGCATGGGCAAAGTTAGGAGAAACAAACTATGTCGTACACAGTTCATGAAATAGCGGACTTAAATGAATCAATGGAGGCTGCAATCCTATCCATCAAAGCAGCCAACAATATCCTAGAAGAAATGATGGCAACTGGACGCATCTATGTAGAAGGAGAAGATAATGAGTGGTGAACACACAAATATCAGAGCAAGAGCAGCAGACTATGCAAAGATATTCCTTGCACAAAAATACAAAGAAGAGTATCAAGAACTATACCGTGCATACCTAACCAATAGAGGAATTAATGTACGCAATAATGCTTCAATAGTAGATGAAAGGTTATTAGTAAAAGAATGAGTAAAGAACTACGAGAAGCATTAGATAAAGCAGCACTAGCAGTGCAACCCATACTAGATGAGATGCTAAAGGAGATAGAAGAAGATGAGTTATGAACCACCACTTGAAGATGATGTGGCACTAGACAAAGACACAGAAGAAGAGGATGATGGTTATCAAGAACCAGACAGGATGTGGGGCGATGAATGAGATTACATTCCTCCCTCTCACACCATTACAGTCCTGGGTCTTCCTCATTACAGTTTTCTATATCCTCTACAGATGGGTTACTAAATGAAAAAAGTATTCGCACTACTTACAACATGGTATGTAGCATTCTTATCGCTACTACCATGGCACATACCAATAACAAATGCACACACAGAACCAAAGCCTACAGAGATGAGCGAGTTTCATTGGACTCCCCGTGCTCTGAAACTATATGCAAAACAGTTCATGCGTATGGCCTATCCCGAGTGGAATACGTCTGAGCATCGTGCACTTATGAAACTATGGGGCAAGGAATCAGCATGGAATCCAGCAGCAGATAACCCAAACAGTTCTGCATTTGGTATTCCACAACTGTTAAACCTTGACCCAGAAACGCCAGCCCCGCAACAGATTGAGCGGGGGCTGGCCTATATCCAGCACCGTTATGACAAACCATCAGTCGCTTGGTCACATTGGCGAAGCAATGGCTGGTACTAACTAAGGAGAAAGAAATGACAGTAACACTAGAAGAAATAGAAAACTACTACACTATTCTCTTAGATGAGAATGGAAAAGAAGAACAACTACTAACACAACGCAAGCGTTTAACTGACGCTATCTATGCACAGGTTGATTCAGATTCAGCACCAGATGATGACCATATTGCAGAAATAGCAGCAGCGTTACAAAAAGATATTCAGTTGCGTGATTTTATGTTAGGTCTACCATCTGAGCGTGAAGTTATAGCAGTCAATAAGTATTTAACATACTTGTATGACACAGTACCAACCAAGTTTATTGCACCTATTGCCAGTGTATTGGCTGCAAATCTATACTCATTAGAAGAAGTAGATTCTGCTAAAAAAATGCTTCACAATGCAATAGTACATAACCCTAGTTATTCACTAGCAAATTTACTTAACCGTGTCTTTACTTCAGGCTGGCCTTCAGGTGCGTTTGTATCTATGACACACGAACTACATCCAAGAGTTAAAGAAGGAATGGGTATCTAATCATGGGATTAGATATGTATCTTTATGCCCGTAAAGGCATAGCATCTATTGACTGGCAGCCAGAGAAAAAACTTAACGCTGACTACACAATACTAACCGCCCTTATGGGAGCAACAGACTGGGCTTATGACCCAGACGAATTATCCTTTGCTCAGGTATCTATTCAAGTTGGATACTGGCGTAAGGTTAATGCTATCCACAACTGGTTCATTGAAGAACTAGCAAATGGAGAAGATAACTGTCAGCCAATTTATGTACCTCGTAGTTCTTTAGTTGACCTAAAGATTCTATGTGAACAGGTATTGGCAGACCACAGTAAAGCAGATACATTACTGCCAACAGGCTCTGGATTCTTCTTCGGAAGCACAGAGTATGACGAATGGTATTTTCACGGTATTGAAAGAACCGTGAAGGTAGTAAGTAAACTCATTGAAGATGTACCCGAAGGATGGGCTTTCGAGTATCAGGCTTCATGGTAAAGAAAGGGACGCATGACTACAGCAGATGTAGTAGTAAAGAAAAACCGTTCAGCCTGGATTAAAGCAGGCATAGCGGTAGAAGCAAACAGCGCAGCACAGGTAGCCGAACAAGCAGGACTTAACTGGACTGTTGGATTATCTGAGATGCACACCTCTGACTTCTTGCATGTACCAAAAAAACAAGCAGTCGTAAAGAAAGCAGATGGAAAAGAATCAGTCATTGGTGTAGTGGGTAGCAAATACAAAGTCTTTCAAAACTCTGAAGTCTTTGGCTCACTAGATGGATTGATTGACTCAGGACAGGCTCGCTATGCAGCAGCAGGTGAGTACGATGACGGAGCAAAAGTATGGATGCTCATGTCATTACCAAAAGAAATGGAAATCAAGGGCGACCCACATGCTGCCTTCTTGCTAGCCAAGACCAGTCATGATGGTTCATCATCAGTAGTATTACGCCCTATCATTGAGCGATTGTGGTGTTCAAATCAAATCAATCGTATATTTAGAGCCAAGAATAAAGCACATACATATACGCTGCGTCATACACAAAACGCAGTGCTATCAGTATCTGATATGCGAAACCTTCTTGACCTAACCTACTCAAGCATTGATATGTATAGCGACCTGGCTAACCATCTCATGCAACGAGAGTCAGACATCAACAAAGCAACAGCATACTTCAAAAAAGTATGGGCGTTACCAACCAAGATAGAGAACGCACCACTGCACCTATTATCCAAAGGTGAAAAGAACGCTAAGTCCCGTGCCCTTAATGCACGACAGAAGGCGTTTGCTATCTACTCAGATAGCCCAACACAAGAAAACATTCGCAACACAGAGTTTGGTTTATGGCAATCAGTAGTAGAGTATGCTGACCATCACTCTCAAAAAGATGCTAGTATTGCTACCCTAGCAGGGCGCAATGATGGCATTAAACTTCGAGCACTAGAACTACTTTCAATCTAAGGAGAATCGTGTACCTAAATCCAATCACAGTAGACGGCACCACCTACAACTTCACAGAAGAATCACTCAAAGAACTAATTAAGAGTGAAATCACAGCAAAAAGAAAGCACGAAGCAGTATTCACGGAAGCACAAGAAGCATATAGAAAACTAATCAAGGTACGCAATGAAGTACATGATTACTTTACAGAAGCATTTGATGGTTCTGTTGATGAAGATGAAACAACTGTTACACGCGATGAGGTTAACGCATTGCTTGAATCAATTGGTTCAGACATGCTTACTACAACTTGGTCTGCAACTGTAGAGATTACAGTTACAGTAACTGGTATCAAGGCTACCTCGGCAGAGGAAGCAGAAGATATCATTACAGATAATATCGAAGTCAGCGGCTACGACTTAGATATTCATGACCAAAATATAAGTGTAAGCGACATCGAACGGGAATAACTACCATCAATCATGCGCTATCTAACGCATAGGAGTTTGTTCATTTCTACTATGTGTTAGACTTGGGGATGGGTGGTCCCGCCATCTGCGAAACACGGGACACTAAACAGGGAGACAAATGCCAACAGAAATAGTAAGAGATAGATACGGCAGACCAATGGTTGTGCCACCCAAGGGTGGTAAAGCAATTGCTTATACTCGTGCCACTACAATCGCTAACAGTCTTGATGATGCGTCAGCATTAACTGCATGGAAAATGCGAATGGCAGCAATAGGTTTAACAAGTAGACCAGACTTACTATTAGCCATAGGCGTAGCAGCAGAAGATAATAAGTTAGTCAATGCATACATTGAAGAAGCCATGGATGCAGCAGGCGCAAGTAAGGCAGCAACAATAGGCACAGCCATACATGCACTAACAGAAAAGTTAGACTTAGGATTAGAACTAGGTCCAGTACCAGAACAATGGATGCCAGACATCAAAGCCTACGAACAGGCAACCAGTATACTAACTAACTTATTCATTGAACAGTTTACAGTTCTTGATAAGTTTAAGATTGCTGGTACACCAGATAGAGTTGTTGAGTATAAGGGTGAGCGATTCATTGCTGACCTTAAGACAGGTCGCATTGACCATCCAAATAATATATCAATGCAGTTGGCAATCTATGCCAACGGTTTGCCGTATATGGTGGACACGGCAACCCGTGGCTCATGGGGCGACATCAACAGAGAGAAAGCAATTATAATTCATGCCCCAGCAGGGACAGGAACATGCAAACTAGTATGGGTTGACATCAAAGAAGGATGGAAGGGTGTACAGTTTGCAATGAAAGTAAGACAGTGGCGTGACCAGAAGGGTCTAGCCACTCCATTTGAGCAAGGAGAAGATAGTGCCTAGCACCGAAGCACCAATCAGTATCACAGTAAAAACACCAGCAGGTAGTCTTGTAACAGTCCGCGCAGAAAGCGGAGACGAACTAGACAATGTCATTGCACTATCAGTGCATGCAATTGCATCAGCAGCACAAGAACTAGAGTCCGCAGTACGCGGTACTCCAGCCCCATCAGCACAGTCAGTAGCAGCAGCGTTCAATGGCAATATCATTGAAACAGGAACACCAGTTCCTGCCCAAGAATATGCACCAGCACCAACTCAAATCATTGGTGGGCGCAATTGTCCACACGGTAAGATGACTGCAATTCAAGGTATGGGTAAAGACGGTAAGCCATACAAAGGTTGGTTTTGTCCAGCACCGAAGGGTGCTTTCGACAAGTGTAAGAACCAATACGTTACAGTTCAATCACCTGAATGGAACACTTTTGTTCCAGAACAGATTAAGTGAAAACCCTTAAACGCTCTATAAATAAAGCAGAGGTAGGTGGCGAACCATTACCACCTGCCTTTGCTGCATTTGAAAGGGCTGGTATTATTCTGCGTCGAGCAGAAGTAACTGTAATCGCTGGCACTCCAGGTGCAGGTAAGTCATCAGTTGCATTGTCTATTGCTGCAAAAACAAAACATCCTACACTTTACTTTTCAGCAGATACCAATGCACACACAATGGCTATGCGTTTGATTGCCATGACTGGCAAGATGACACAAACAGCAGCAGAAAGTTTGCTAAAAAATAACCCAAACAAGTCACATGAAATACTGCAACTCAATAATCATTTGTTCTGGTCATTTGAATCTAGCCCTACACTCAAGGACTTAGATGATGAAGTCTCAGCATTTGAAACTGTATGGGGTAAGAGTCCTACCTTGATTGTGGTAGACAACCTAATGGATGTAGCAATGGATGGGTACGATGAGTTCGGTGCAATGCGTGCCGTTATGAAAGAACTTAAGTACCTAGCCAGAGATACCAACGCAGCAGTGTTGGTACTACACCATACTAAAGAAGGTTTTGATGGCTATCCTTGTCAGCCGCGTAGCGCAGTGCAGGGCATGGTCAATCAGATACCAGCAATGGTACTTACAATCGGACAGATGAAACAGGGAGACGAAACATATCTATGTGTAGCCCCAGTTAAAAACAGATACGGACGGGCTGACCAGACAGGCAGTAACTATGTTACTCTGTCATTTAATCCTGAGTCTATGTACTTAGAAGATGTAGCAGTTAGATACCAACAAGAGGAGGTAGTGTAATGCCAAAGTATAGAGTTACATACTCACAATATAAAGTAAAAGTTATTCGTGCATCATCATTAAAGATAGCAGAAGAGCGTGCAAAAAAAGCAGAAACAGGTAGATGGGAACTAACGGAAGTTAGGGACGAGCCACAAGAATGAGTACAGCAGCCAAGCGTAAAGGCAGCAAAGCAGAAGCAGATGCTGTCAAGTGGTTAAAGGTTAATGGCTTCCCATATGCAGACCGCAGAATCGCAGGAGCACAACTAGACAAAGGTGATATCAGCGGTGTGAATGGAGTGACCATCGAGGTTAAAGACCACGTCCGCATGGACTTGAGCGCTTGGGTCAAAGAGTTAGAAGTAGAAATTAAGAATGATAACGCGTGGACTGGGACAGTTCTGCATAAACGGAAAGGCAAGTCAGATGTTGGTGAGTGGTATTGCACAATGCCAGCCAACATTTGGCTAGCCCTTATCAGAAAGGCAATGGGTGAAACATAGTATCGCAGACTACTTAAGATATGTGGGCGCAGCCGTGCCTGCTGAGGGACACGGCTGGCGCAAAATTAAGTGTCCATTTCACAGTGATAGTCATGCATCAGCAGGTATCAACTTTGAAGAAGAAAGATTTAAATGCCACGGATGTGGTGTTGGTGGAGATGTATACGATTTAATTATGCATAGAGAAGGAGGTAACTACAGTGAGGCTGTCAAGTTCGCACAGACAATTTCTCTTACAGGCGACGCACCAGTACGCAAAACAGATTCATCTAGCAACAGAGTATCTAGCAACACGCAATCTCTCGGTCGACGAGGCGCAACGCTTTCATCTTGGAGTGGTAAAGGACGCTCTTCCAGGTCATGAACAGTACACAGGCAGACTAGCAATACCCTACATAACACCATCAGGTGTAGTTGATATTAGATTTAGAGCGATAGGTAATGCTGACCCAAAGTATATGGGTATGCCAGGTGCTAAGACCAGCATGTTCAATGCACAAGTAGTTCTTACTGCATCAGATTATATCTGTGTGACAGAGGGAGAAATAGATTGCATTACAGTTAGTGTCAAGACTAACCATCCAGCCGTAGGTATTCCAGGGGCCAACAATTGGAAACCGTTTTACTCTAAGATATTAGATGACTTTGATACAGTAATTGTGTTAGCAGATGGTGATACAGCAGGTATGGATTTTGGCAAGAAGGTTAGCCGAGAGTTAGGTAATGTTAATATAGTGCAGATGCCAGAAGGGCATGATGTAAACAGCATAGTAATGCTAGAGGGGGCAGAGTTTATTAATGAGCGAATCCGAAAATGCATTTCTTAATAATGGTGAAGAAGTATGGGAGTTTATTAAAGAACATCCTAGATACATAGGCATACCAATCTCCAACAGTAAAGGATTAGATATCCTTAATGCATTAAGAGATGTATGGATGGCAAATAAAATAGACCAACAAAAAGCCAACAGCATGTTAACAATGCTGGCAGCAGTGCTAGTATCATCAGAGGCAGGGCACGGAGATGAGATTGTAGAAGAAGTATTAGTGCAAGAAGCAATGATGGACTTTGAAGAACAGGCTAAGGAGATACTAAATGAAAGACCTGAATAATTTTGAGGATATCCTAAAAGAACTACGTATTATTATGGTGCGTAAACATCAAGACTACGGCCCGTTTAACATAGCCAATGCTCCAGGTGGTGCAATGAATGGACTACTTGTGCGTATGCACGACAAGATGGCACGATTAGAAAACCTTTACTACAAAAGTAGCGACACGCCCAACTATGAAAGTATTGAAGATACCTTTCTTGACCTAGCAAACTATGCAATAATCGGACTATTGGTACAAAGGCGACAATGGGAAGGCGTAGCAGAGGGATAACGTGGACTACTTAGAAGAGTATGAGCAGATGGTTGTGGCTGTTGCTGCCGAATACCAGCGCAAATACCCTATGACTGACCAGCAAGATGTGCAGCAGGTGCTGTGGATATGGTTTGTTAGTCATCCACAAAAATATAAAGAGTGGTCAGCGTTACCAAGAAAAGACAAGGACAAACTCATAGCCAAGTCTTTACGCAATGCAGCACTTAAGTATTGTGAAAAAGAAAAGGCACGAACGGTTGGCTATGAGTTGCTTGACCTCTACTACTACGATGCATCTGTTATCGAAGCGTTCTTACCATCAATCATTGCTGAGTCGTATGAGATTCCAACTAAGATTAAAGACCTTAACTTTAAATTCAACAAGTCAGAGGCTGCCAATGATGGCAACAACTGGCTAGTACTTAGGTCTGATATTGCAGCAGCATATTATAAACTGTCAGAAGCAAAGCAGTTTATTCTTAAAGTCAGGTTCACAGTGGACAATATCGAGTGGAGTGACACAGCCAAAGAGTTAGACACAACACCAGATGGTGCACGGATGAAGGTCCAAAGAACTATTGCATCTCTAATTAGAAATTTGGGCGGATGGAAGCCACAGCCTGATGATGATTTAGTAGAGGCAGATGATGACCAACGAGGAGAATGATGTCGTTAAAGAAATCAGAGAGTTACTACATCCAACGGATTACTCACACGCTATGGACTTGCGAGGAGAATCTATTGGAGATGTTTGCGTATGTGGAGGGGATGTATTTCATGCGCTTGTTGCGTTTGACGAGGGTGAACTATGCTTTTATTTCCTTGATGGAGAGTGCGTTAACTGTGGCTCTATGGTCACACTCCCTTACCCAAAGAACGAGGACACTATCTGATGCCACTATTTGATTTTAAATGTACTTGTTGTTCAGATGTAATAGAAATAAATGAAAACATACCCCCAGCCTGTTCAACTTGTGGTGAAAGAATGCAGCGTATATGGTCAGCACCAGCGGTTAAGTTTAATGGCCCAGGCTTCTACTCAACAGGAGGATAGATGGAGTATCCAGATTGGCACGGGACACCTAACTGCAGAAGTGTAGAGTCAGAGGAGTTCTTTGTACCAGAAGGTAGTGGTACATACAGAGATGTTAATATGCTTAAAAAAATTTGTAACAACTGTGAAATCAAACAACAATGTTTAGATTACTCGCTTAAGAATGGTGTACTTGGATACTGGGGTGGAACTACAGAGTTCCAACGTAAAATACTAAGAAAGAAATTAAACATTACAGTCAAGCCACTATACTTAGGATACCCATGAGCAAACTATCAGACTTTGATTTAGACTTAGCCGTTGGTCAAGCAGGAGAAGGACTAGTAGAACAACTGCTAACAGGTGGTAGTACAGTAGAAGTTAAGACAGATTTGCAATGGAAAGATACTGGCAACCTATACATAGAAACAGTTTGCTGGTCACATAACAATGAGAATTGGTATCTATCAGGATTGTCCAGCACTAAGGCTGCATACTGGGCATTTGTGCTGGAGGGGGCAACCTTGATAGTGCCAACGGAGGTATTAAAACAAGCAGTAACGGTTCGGGGAAGAGCCATTACTTGCAACATACCCCCGAACCCTAGTAAGGGCTACCTTATTAAGGTTGAAGACATACTTTCTGCTCTGCAGAAATAGAAAAAACCCCCCGCGCTGGTAGGGGAAACCAGAACGGGGGGTTTACTGTCTCTATGGGGCTGCTAAGCCCCTTAAATGGGTACTACTTTGAACCGCGACCAAACTCTGAAGCAGAGTTATCTAACCACTTGAGTAGTGGACCAGCAAAGCCAGCCACTCCAGCCATTGCTAGTGTCTTAAGGTCTGTCTCACCAGCAAGGTAGAGTGCAATAGCAGCAGATGCTGCAGCACGGAACCAAGTAAGTGATAGTTGTTTGAATTGCTCCATTGTATCCTCCTAGGGGATTAGGATTTTGTACTGTGCAATTTGCAGCAAGTACAAACTTGTTTTGTATATGCTTTCTTAGCAGGTACTGGTGTTACTTTAGCAATAACTTGACTAATAATCTTTGGCTGGTTCATCCACCAAAACCATGGAGAAGTATCGGTACCCATAGTGGACTCAATAGAAATATGTAGATGCTTATTATGAGGATTACTCCCAGTGTACCGTCTGGTTCCTTGCTTAGCCTTTTCTTTAGACCATATCTTGCCTTGAAAGATAAGATACTTAACTCGCTTATCTTCTTTAAGGTGTTCAAAAATTTCAACACAATCAATTCCATTCCTTGGGTCGTGCGTTAGGTCGACTGCAAGACCAGTGTTATGGTCGCTGGTTGGACTCTGTTTCAAATGAGCGTTCGACGGCAGAAGTCCATCGCTGGCTTTCATACGCAATGGCGAAATCGCTGTGGCTTGTCGAAGGACAGCAATAGCGGCAGGTGTGGCTCTCTTGACTACAGACTTCATTCATTTCTCCCCTTGTGTAACATCATTTGATATAAGATTTCTACTTTTTCTTCTAGTCTTGTAACAGAATCTTTAAGGCTTGAGCCAGAATTTGGTTTAAGTTCATTAAGATAATGTTTAACTAGCCAGCGTACCGCTGCGGCAAAGCCACCTATAATTGTCATTACAGCAACAGCAACGGTTGCATAGTCTTGTGCTTGCATTACACAGTCCTTATCGTGATATCAATGATGCCACCATAACCATTAAAGCCACGGTCAGGTGGAGTCAAACGGGTGAATGAGATTTGTTCAATGAGTGCCTGACGTGACTCACCTGTGGTTAAGTCCTGCCATGTAACAACATCACCGTTTTGTTCGACAGATTCTAGTTGTGTGATTCTGTCAAATGCTCGTCCGTCATATCCCGTTAGCACATTATATTTATCTGTCTCTACATCATAACAATAGACAGGAAACTTTATAATTCTTTGACGTGGTGTGGCAATATAAGCCTTTGCCTGATAGCCCTGCATGATGGGACCTTTACTTGAGTCATCGCCATCACGAAACAATAAAAACTTGTAGGCTAAATACTCCTGTGCTTCCTGTGGGTTAGATGTAGTTACCTCAACTGGTGGTACTGATGAGTCATAAGATACGACATCATATTCTGTGCCATCGGCAGTAACTGTTTCTAGGGTCATAGACCCAAACTCATAATCTCCACGTGCAATAAGACGCTTAAAGTTTTTAGGTTCTAATGTGTTGTATCTAATATAACCAGTAGTTAAGTAGCCATTAGATACTAATTCTGTGGCTGATTCTAAATAGATTGCACCATCTGTAACATTGTATGCTGTTGTAAAAGCAAGTCTGTTCGTTGCACCAAGAAATGCTACGCCTGTTGTGTAGTGTTCTGTATTCTGTTGTACCTGTAAATCATTTGCGTATGCAAAACGTAATGGTTCTATTTCTGTTCCTAAATCAAGGCGGATAAGTCCGCCATCTAAAGTACCTATACCTGATGCTGCCCATATAAATCTATCTCTACCAGCAAAGTCATATACTGGTTGAGATGTTTCAACAATTAAAGGGCCATAGTTAATTGAACCATCTTGGTCAGAGACGGTTGCAACTCGAATACCTTTATTAGTTCCAATCATCATGTAACCTAGGTAGTAGTATAACTTTTCTACAATTTCACCAGCGGGTAGTTCTGCTGCAACTACAGCAGATGTAAGAGTAGGCATTACACCAGCAGTAGATAGCGTGTACTTTTGGATAGTAGAATAAATACCAGAATGTCCAGCGGTATAGATAGCAGGACCAGATGCAGCCACAGATGTATAGTGATAGTTAGTATTAGGGTTAGTATATAAAGGAGCAGGCAGTGTTGATGCATTAGTTGCTAATTCATATACGGCATTATTTACACAAAGAACTATACGGTCTTTAATAAACTCCATAGTTGCATATTCAATTTCAATACTACCACTTTGAAACATCTGAGTAACGTCACCTGATGCAGATGGATTAGATGAACCAGTAACTGAGTCACCTGATAGTGGCTTCTTAAACATAGTAAGGCGTTGATTTCCACCTACCGTTTTGTTTGTTATCCAGTAAGCGTTAACTCCATCATCACAGATAGCAAATACTTTTTTATCAGTACCTGAAAGATAATCAATGTAGTGGATTACTGGGTCTGTTACACCAGTACCAACTGGTGATACCGCAGTTGAACTTACATTAGATGCAACCTTAGCGTAAGTAAAAGTAGTAGTAGTAGGTACACCAGTAATACGATAAGAGCCATTGAATGTAGCATCTACATCTGTTATTACAATTGTCATACCTACTGTAAGTCCGTGTGCTGCTGATGTAGTAAGGGTTGCTACATTGGAAGTTAAGGCTTTGTTAGTTATTGATACAGTAATTGAGGAGTAGATTTTATCTACATCAAACTCATCATGTAATAGGACACCGTTAACGTCTGACCATTGAATAGAACGTACATGTTGATTAACATGCTGATGGTCTGTTCCTACAACTGAACCAGTAGTTTGATGCACATCGGATACGCTTTTAAGTAGAGTTACTTGCCCCTGCTCAAATACATTTACCCCTTGGCTGTCTGCAAAACGAAAGTGTCCAGGTGTATTGGCTGCGCTTTGAGATGGGTCAAAGAATGTTATGCCATCTCCGCCATGAAAGGACATTTGACTACGAATCCACCAGCCAGTGAGTGATTGCTCACCTGGCTCTGTTTGATTATCAAACTGTTCTTTACGAAAAGGTGCAGTTTGACGGATGTATGGACGAGCATCGCTAATAGCGTAAATAAACGGCATACCACCAACAGCAACGTCATAGGCTACATCTGTGTTCTGCCAGATAGCAGAGGTGGCAACGACACCAACATCGACAGCAATGGCTCGCGTTGCACGACCTTCGGTAATATCACGATTAGCCACTTAGACTCCTAGTCTTGTTGTTCGTTAAGTTTATTCTTTAAATGTTCATGTGCCCAGTACAGTGCGTAGTATCCATAATCAAGGCTAAAACGTTTAATATGTTTTACTAATGCACCAGTATGTGCATGTAATGGTATTCCTGACTGTTGCATCTTACGGAAGAAGACAATGTCTTCACCTACATACTTATCACCAACATGTTCTAATTCTGCAAACATTGATTGGTCTGGGAACTTCTTACGCATCTTAGGAATGATTGACTTGTGCATAAGCACAAAGCCAAAGCCTGCACTGTCCACCTTGATAAGTTCCTCAGGTGGTAGTGGGTGTACGTGCTGAATAGTATGCTCATCTACATCGAAGAACAATGCTGGGTATGGCTTAGCCAATGTACCCTCATTCTCCTTGGAGATAAAGTATGTACCACTAACTACTGGTCTGTTAATTTTATCAGCAGCATCCCATAGTTTAGCAACTACTTCCATGTTGACTACAATATCTGAGTCAATCCATAGGAGCCAATCAGTCTTGACTTGGTCAGCCCAATAGTCAAAGAGAACCTGGCGTTGTCTGCCAATCTGGTTGCCTTGTACTCGCATGCTGTGGCTTAGTTGGATGCCGTTGTTAGCGCACTGTAGCGCTACACTAACGACACCTTCTGTGAACTTACCATCAGTGTTACCGTTGTCACACCAGCCAATTGCCAGCGTTCCTTTGTTTACTTTGTTAGCCATTGTGTCCCCTTATGTTGTGCAAATTGCCCATATACTATTATGGCATACCTTGTTAAATAGGCAAACCTACTCAGGTAGATTCGGTGTGAAGTGTTCCACAGGATTAAGCCAAGCCTGATACTCAGGATTTTCTGCAATGCAAGTAACACGCATTAAACCATCATCATCAATGCGTCCGTAAATCATTTCGCCGTCTTTGTTTAATCCTACTTCTACATATGTCATAGTTCAGCACTCCATCCTAAAAAACCATTAGTATTTAAAGTACACATTACAGTTGTATTTCCACCAGTTAAAGATGCTCCAACCGTTCCAACAAACCACGCATTTCTTGTGTTTGTAAATCCATCGTATACAGGAACAGAAGTGCAAGTTTGATTAACAGCACTTGCGTTTAATAACGCATAGTCTCCTGCAGTTCCTGATTGTTCTAAAGCACTTGGTCTCACTCGCATTTCTACAGGAAATGGCATTGTAATAAAACCAGCAGTAGAAGAAAATGCCAATCCACTTCCAAAACCTCTGTTAGCAGCGGCGGGACTTAATCGATAGTAGTACCTCTGACAAGCGGCTAATTCTCCTTGGATTGTTCCGCCCCCTGCTCTTGACCAAGTAGTGGCAACCGAGCCAATTTCGGCTTTTGCTAAAGCAATATAATAATTTGAGTTATTTGCCAAAGTGGCATTTTGACCAATGTAAAAAGCCAAGCCGTTGGCATTTGTTGGCACAGTTCCAGTCACAGATATACGAGTAAAAGCCGAAGTTGATGGAGTATGGCTTGTGCTTGCCCCTGTAACTGTGCTCCAAGTTCCACCAGTTTGAGTGTTGCCAGTCGTATTGGACTGGATGCTCATATTGAATGAACCATTATAAGTTGCATCGGCTCTTAAATAAACTGAAAATGTGATTGTCTTGCCGCGCAATTTTTGAACATCGCTCTGCTCCATAGCATATTGCAAGTTAACGTAGCCATTGGCAGAAGTGATATTTACTTTTAACGCATTTGTTGCTCCATCAGGAACTATGGAAGTTTCTTGAGAAATGGTGGCAGTTACCATTGAATAACTAAACCATCTGTCTGCGCTATATGCTTGATTTGTGCTGAATCCCGAAGTGCCTCTTTGCCAAATATCAAACGACCCATTAGCCAGCAAGTTAGCCCCTGGGATTGATGAGTAGCGCAGACCTGTTGAGGTGGAACTATCTGCTACAAGTGTCTCGCCGTTGTTGCCTACTGCTAGGCGTGCTGGTGTGTCAGCAGCCGTTGCAGTTAGGATGTCACCCTTAGCATCAATGATAGTAGGGTTAACAGCAGTAGCCTGAGTAATGTAGTCAGTATGTCCGTGTCCACCTACTCCGATTGGATACCAAACATTGTCGGTTGCATCCCAGACATAGCCTGGTCTTGGTGTATTACTGATGGTTGCCATTAGTTAACTTCCAATCCTAGTGCTTTAGGGTCAATGCCCAATGCTATTAGTTTGTCTATTGCATCGGCTTTAGCCTGTGCTACTGATTCGGCTTCTAGTAAATCTGCATCAATTTTGGCTAGTTTTGCCAAACGATTATCTGCCCACTCAGCAATAGTTGCTTCATATTCAGCAGGTGTAAAATCCACATAGCCATCTGCGTCATTACCGCTACGCAAGCCATTTGGATTTTCTGCTTTAATTATTTCAATCATTTCTTCTTTTGTTGTCATTATGCTTTCGCCAATCCGTAGACGCTAACTGCTCCTGTAATGTTTGTGCTTGCGCTTAATAAACGAAATCCTGTCCAAGTGTTAGCGTTGGCTGTAGAGCCACCAATAAATCCAGTAGCGGCTATATCCCCAGACTGCCAAGTTCCGTTGAAACTTGCAAGTTCCGAAGAATTGCCGACCTGATTGAAATGCAGGAATGCGCGTGTTCCAACATAGGTTGAACCATTGTCTAGGAACAGTTGGAACTTAGTGGCTGCACTAGAAAGAAGGGTTGCCGTCAACCCTGCGTAATTTAATTGTTGAGTCGCGCAGTAATACATAGCACTTGTATCGGTTACTCCAGCGGCTCTTAATTGCATCCACATATCATCTGATGCGGTTGCGGCATAGATGCGCTCAATCACGACTATATAGTTGTAATAACTTGATGAAAAATAGTCTATGTCCACATTTGCAACATTAGAAAAAGTAGTGCGATTAAGAAATACCATACCGCTTGCTGGTGTTGCTGCCGTAGCCCAACTAGGCACACCTGCAGCCACAGTCATAACCTGACCAGTAGTACCAACACCTAGACGAGCAGGTGTACCTGCAGCAGAGGCATAGTAAGTGTCACCCGTAGTTGTTAAAAGACCATCGATGTTTGCTACATCTCTTGCTCTTGTCATTTGTTATCTCCTAGTTTGTCAGTAATTATCTTAGTCAAGTGTTTCACTTATAGCCCAAGTGCCTTCAAGTCATCAGCAGTTAAACCAAGTGCCTCAAGTTTTGCCGTTGCGCTTGCTTTATCCGCTGCCATTTGTGCATCTTGCGCTGCTTTCCAAGCATCATATTGAGCAAAGCCTGCGTCAAATTGTGCTTTAGTAATTGGCTCACACTCAAGGAATATAACGCCTTCGTAATCATTGCCGTGGATTGCCCAGCCACCTTGCGGAATTAA